ATATTCCCATTCAAACCCTTTGAGATTACTAAACTCATTAGCTATTGTTCTAATAGTTTTTCTCATCTCATCATCTATCTGAGTATGCCAAAACCATTTTACTTCTATTGTATCTGTAAGATCAGGTTTTCTTGTCGACAGCATATATTCTTCAATGTTTAATCGAACACTACGACAAGCATACCATTCATCGTAGGCTATTAGCCATCCGTTCTCAAGAGCTTCTTTTTCATATAAGTTTTCAGTATTCAATTTTAATCTAACAAGTTGTAAATCATAATTTTCCTGCGAACCATAAAAGTGTTCTGTTTTTATTTTTAACAATTTACCAGACCGAGATTATTCCTGCTACGTAGAGGATAGTTATAGCAGCTTCAATTATTATTAAAGACCATTTCCGCCATTTCCAGCCGATAATGATCCAGATGGAGTTACCTAGTAATCCAACAAATAGATTAGCTGGGTAGATATTAAATGAAGTCATAGCAACACCTATCAATACAATAGCTGTTCCTATCCACTCCAAAAATAATAGCCAATCATATTTATTGTTTCTATCCATTCCAATGTCTCATAACACCTACTATGATGAATATGTTTGTAATTATATAGAATAGAATAATTAAAGTTCTAATCAAAGCAATATGATCCGCTTCGCGATTATCATTACTTGCTTTTTCACCAAGAGCTTTTGCCCACAATCTCCACATTAGTAAAAATCCACTATCTCGTCTGCGATACCATATTTTACTGCTTCTTTTGCAGTCAACCAAACATCAGATGATGGTAACAAGTATTTGCTAATGTTCTTTTCGCTCATGCCAGTGCATTTCTTGTAGTGATTGACGATACGAGCTCTTGTATTATCAAACTCTTTAACAGCAGCATGAAGCTCATGATCTTTACCATGCGAACCCCAGCTGTATTGATGAGAAAGAATAGCAGTGTTGCGAGTAATATAGCGATGACCTTTTTCGCCAGCAATAAACATTAACAAACCACAAGAAGCAATTTCACCAAGCCCATAAGTGTAGATTGGAATCTTGCTGCCTTTCATTGTATCAATAATAGAAAACGCAGCAGCAACATCCCCGCCTGGAGAGTTGATTAGTGCTTTGATGAATTTAGGTCGATCGGCGGTCATAAGATTGCGAGCAAGGATAAACTCGATAACATCAGCTGCTCCGCTGATATCAAACTCTTTAAAGTACATCAAATAGTGATGGTCTGACAGCGAAGGAACGCTGCCAATATCTTTATCTGCCATAATGTATTACTCACTTTTATGCGAAGGTACGATATCCTACTACTTTTGATGCAGGGAAGTAGCCAACCTGAACTGCGTGGTCTGTATTACCGCCAAGAACTTTTACATACTTGACACCTTCAAACCATTCATATCCCATAAAGAATCCAACATGACCAGCTGCTGAATTGCGACCGCGTGCTAACACAACGATGTCGCCTTGCTTTGGATCGTGTGTAACTTTGCCCCAGTGTAAGAAACTGCGAGCCATTAAACTGTGAGTTGTTTCGTATCCTTGACGGCGAAGAATAGCATTCGCAAAAGCAGCGCACCAAGCAACATGTTGTGGGTCGATTGGATCATTCCATTCTGCTTTGAACAACTTCTTTAATGCTTGTTTGTCTTTCTTTGCTTCCTTACCAATCCAATCAGATGCAGCTGCTACAACGGCTGTTGCTTCATTGTTGCATGAAAACCATGAACAACCCTTAGCAACGACCTTACGCTTTTCATCTGTTGTAAGAGCAACTTTGTTATCTACGATTGGTTGATTTTGCTGATGCTTTCTAATTGCTTCCTGAATGGCAGCTTCATTAGTCCAGTAACCAGCTGTTGTACTATCATCACTTGTACGAAGAGCAGAATAATCGATTGGCTCTTCAGCGACAGGTTTAATTTTTTCGATGTGTTTCTTCTTCACCTTGTGATGTTTATAGTGATGAATCACTCGATGCTTAGGTGCAGCATGAGCGATATCGGAAGCTGTTAAAGCGCCAATCGCAACAGTTGCAGCTAGAAGTATCTTATACATATCATCTTCCTCTCGTTATCATAAAGGTATTTATTCCCTACGTTTCTCTAGTACCTCTATTAGTAATTTAGCTGTTCCGGTGTGGAAAAATCCGAGGGCTTTAGCGCCACCACGAGAGACATCTATCTCTTTTCCACGGACGAATGGGCCTCTATCGTTGACCACAGCATCGATTGTATTACCGTTCTCTGGGTTAGTTAATCTTAACATTGTACCAAACGGCAAGGTTCTGTGGGCTACTGAAAGTCCATCAGGATTATAGCGACTACCATCGGCAGTACGCTTTCCTTTGGAGTACCAACTGGCAACTCCATTGTATTTATGTTTTACGGAAGCAGCTTCAAGATCTTGCGCACATCCAAATAAAAACATAAGGATACTTATGGTGAGTAAATATTTCATACTTTCCTAAAATGGTACTCGTGGTAGGACTCGAACCTACGATCAGACCGTTATGAGCGGCCGGCTTTTACCGCTAAGCTACACGAGTTTAATTTGACAGGATTTCTTTTAATCTGTCTGCAGCATACGATGCGGCAAAGGCCTCTGGTTTAATCTGAGGTGTGATATTAGTCAATCCTTTAACATAACCAATAGCCTGTGTCACAACACAAGACGATCCGTGCATATAATCAGGATTGAGATCTAAATGCACTTCACAATGACGATCATCGATAGCTTCTTCCAGATCAAGATACATTTGTGCAGCTTTATAAACTTCGTTCATCAAACGTAGTGCTGGTCGATCCCTTCGGCGATCATAATCTACATCAGAAGTAACTTCACCGAATACTTTACACCCTTTATTACCATCATAGTGAATGACAATAGCAACTGTGTAATCAGCTTGCCAAATACCATCCTTACGACAATATCTGTATGAATCGGCACCAATATAAACATTAGTTGATTCAGATGTATTACGAATGAATTCTCTTACTTCATCAATATTAAACATAATTACTTCTTCTTGTTATTTCTGGCTTTGACCCTTACGTGGTCGGTTTTTGTGTGGATGTGACATCTTTCAATCCTTTCATAACATGTTTCTTATGGACTTTCACTACAATCCAGTTATTATAATAATTCAAATCCTCTAGACAGTCAACCGCAAATTGTGCCTTAGCTTCAAAATAATTACATTCACCTTTTGACTTGCAAAGCTTAAGAATAACTCTTTTGAAGTTATGTGTCCCAAGTTTCCCAACATCCTCTATTAACTCTTTATTAGAGCCATAGTATTGTTTCCAATCAGATTCTACTAAAGTTCTTTTCTTCTTACCTTTAACTTGTTTAGTTTTGGTAAATCTTAGTAGTTTCTTACCTATATATTTTCTGTTGTTTATAAGGTTTGTAATTTCATAAACAAATCCCACATAATCATCAAGTATTTCAGAGTCAACTATCTTACCTTCATACAACCAAGGATTAATATAACTCATTCGTCATCGTATTCATATTCATCATCCCAACCATCTGGTTCTAGAGGAATAAATTCTCCACAAAAAGGACAATAATCTGGTCTTTCATTATTATCTGATAACACTTCATATTTTGCGTCGCATTCTTGACAAGTAATTTGATTCATTTATATAATCCTTATAATAAGAGCAAATCTTTCGCCTTTTGTTATTCTTTTCACTCCATGTATATATTCAGCTCCTGCATCAAAGTCAATCATCATACCTTTTTTAGGGCTTATTGTTATACCTTGATTTGGAAAATATAATTCACCACCTTCAAAATCATCATTTAAGAAAACAAGAATAGTTCTTGTCCATGATTTCATTGTTTCAATAACACCGCCTACTATTTTACAATTATCAGCATGTAAATTATTAAAACTTCCAGTTGGATAATATCTTATATTACAAACATCTTTACGAGAAATATCATATCCAAGTTTTTTTACAATTGAATCCATTAATCCGTGTTTTGTACATGACTTTAAGTGATAACCACCAGCATAACTATTGTCATAAGGTTCAAGCTCTTTATAGTCAACAGTTGGGTTTACTTTAGTCATAAGATTTTCTATTTGATCATTACTAAGAAAATTAGATTCAATTTTTATCAATTTTTCTTATCCTTTACCAATTTCTTTAAGTCAACTACTTTCTCTTGCTCAATCAATTCAATGCACAAATTAGTGACGTCAATTTCTTTTTGAATAAAAAACATTTTTGCTTTGCAGCTTCCATACCATCCTTAAACCCATCACGATAACCCTGCTTGTAGTCATCACTCATAACGAAAACCCTTTGAATGTATCAGTTGTTACATCTTTCTTTACACCACCAATAACATATGAAGTAATCTCAGTTTCTTGTGGCGCAACTTGAACTTCACTTCCACTAATCCATTTCTGAGTCCATGGAAGTGGATTGCTACCTCCCTTATAAGGTGATGGCAACCCTACAGCTGTCATCCTCTTATTAGCAATCCATTCTATATAGTCACTCAATAAAGTCTCATTTAAACCAACCATTGAGCCATCTTTAAACAGATAACTAGCCCATGCTTTTTCTTGATTGACTGCATCGACAAATAACTTTATGCATTCTTGTTTTGTTTCCTCAGCAATCTTTGCAAAGTCCTCATCTTCTTTGATAAGAGCTTTGAGCAGCTGTTGTGTACCAGCAAGATGTAAGTTCTCATCACGCGCAATCAACTTAATGATCTTAGCGTTGCCTTCCATCTTCTTCACTTCAGCAAATGCCCACGAACATGCGAATGAAACATAGAAGCGAACACCTTCAAGAATATTAACTGACATTAATGCAAGCCATAATGCTTTTTTATGCTTGTATTTTGTATCAGGCTCATATTGATTTTTTGGTAAATTATTCCACCAGATCAGATCATCATAA